TTATTGAGGGTAGAGCGTGAGGCATTCTTGAGAGGTGTAGAATATGCAAGCAGATAAGGTGGTACAATCTGATTTAGATTTTGGTTTGTTATTGTATTTGGATCATTTGCGTAAAGATTATGGTTCCAATGGGTATGTGAATAAGAAGTTTTATTATGATGTTGGCCGTAAGTATGTCCATATTATTATGGAAGATAACCAAAGAAGTTCTCATTCATGGGTAATGTTGAAAGATGATAAAAAGTTTAAGCGTGGCGATATACTTAAATCTGCCAGTTGGAATGCTCCTGCTCGTAACTTCAAGCGTGGTAATGTAATAACTGGTGAATATAAACATATAAGGTGGTGTGGCGTATGAGCGTAATGATTGATAGATTGATTGCTGAGATGGTTGCTGATAATATGATTGTAATTAAGAAAATGAAGAAAGATGAATTATTACAGTTGACCAAAGAGCTGTTGGTTGATAATTTCAGAGAATTAGATAATGACACTATTGTGGAGATTTATGAAGAGCGATACAATACCGTATTGGCTGGTGTATAATGCACAATCATCACTTTAATATGATGGTCATATATGGTGTTCTTTTTATTGTCATGGCATATCTCCATTGGAGAAATAAATGAATAAGTTTAAAATCATTGAAGAAAAGAATCCTGTAACTGGTGAAGTATCTCACTATGAATTGTGGTGGCATAAACCTTGGCCTTTCATTAAAGACCGATGGGTTTGTGAACAAGAACGGCATATTAGATATACAACCAATAAGAAGTTTGCTTATAAAACGGACATAATCAAACATATTCAAGAAAATTATGTACCGGGAGTTAGAACAGAAGTTTATGAAGGAGTAATTGATGGGAATTTCGGCATACAAAGAAGTGACGGAGTGGGACAATAGTGAGTTTAAAGTACCGAATCATACTTATTTGTTTGATGGCAAGTCCAATATTCTTGCCTATGCCAAGGCATCTAATAATGAATTGGTGATATTGCATAAACCATTGCCATTGGATACTCGCAGGCGTAAGTTTGAGAAAGTAAAACACAAGGCATTGGATGAGTATGCCAAAACTGTAGTATTGACCGAAGTTAATCTTGATAATGTACCACATTGGACTGTTAAGAATGATAAAGGCAAAACCTATACGATTACATTAGAATCCGGTAAGTATCAATGCAATTGTGTTGGTTATTCTTATCGTGGTAAATGTAAGCATAGTGAGCAGATTAGGAAAGAAAATGAATGAAGAAATGGTAGAAATACCAAAATCACAATTGGACTTTCTTGTGTTGAAGTCCAATATTGAATTGTTGCAAAGAGTGAATTATTTGATTACTATGATTGAGACAGAAATTGAGAACACCAAGAGAGATAATACTCCAGAGGCGTAAACAGATGGCCGTACATTCTTGCCTCTATTATATGATGGATGAATCTATTGTATCGGATGACCAATGGCAACGATGGGCGGACGAATTGGAGGCACTCCAGAAGGCACATCCAGAATGTATGAAGATAGGTTTCATGGACGCTGAGTTTTACGATTGGACAGGCGCCACAGGTGCTCATCTGAATCACCGCCATCCATGGACATATGCCAAGGCACAGCGCCTCCTAGAATACCACCAGAGTGTTGTTAGAAAACAACAGTATCGCAAATAATGCTTGTGGTATTCCGTGGTACCTGTATAATGGTTGTTTTAGTTGAGAGAAATCTATGCCAGAAATTAAATTTATAAACGGAAAATATACCGCAGTGATTAACGGCAAAACCGTAAAGCGTACCAAAATTGAACATTTGCAATATGAGTTGAAAAAAGCAAGTAAGAGTACCGTTGCAGTTGCATCAGAATCCAAATTTACAATTAACCAACGATTTGGTTTCCTTGCTGATATGGTTACAATGGTAGCCAAAGGCGACCAAGCATCCGTTGTAGTAACAGGACCTGGGGGTTTAGGCAAATCTCATACAGTCACGGCCGCATTGGCTAAATCTGGTTTAAAAGATTTGTCCGTATTAGATGAATATGAAATTGGTGCTGCTGTACCTGCCAATTCTTTTACAGTAGTGAAAGGATATTCTACACCAAAAGGTTTGTATCGCACCTTATATGAGAATCGTAATTCGGTAATCGTATTTGATGATTGTGATTCAGTATTAAAGGATCCTGTTTCTTTGAATCTATTAAAAGCTGCCCTTGATTCGTATTCTAAGCGTATCATCAGCTGGCGTGCTGATATTAAAGATGAGGACTTGCCTACTGTATTTGAATTCAAAGGTCGTGTAGTATTCATTTCCAATTTAAGTGGTGCTTCATTAGACCAAGCAATTATTTCTCGGTCAATGGCAGTTGATTTGAGTATGACGGCAGAGCAAAAGATTGAGCGTATGCGTCATTTATTAACGCAAAAAGATTTTATGCCTGACTTTGATTCGGTTTCTAAAAATGATGCAATGAATCTTATTGCAAAATTGGCAGATAAAGTAAAAGAGTTATCATTAAGGACTTTGATTCAAGTTACTAAGATTCGCAAATCAAATCCTAATGGTAGATGGGCTGAGTTAGCAGAATATACTATCTGCGGATAGTGTTGTACCAAAACAACAGCAGCGCAAATAGTTCTTGACTTACCGAGTGGTACCTGTATAATGGTTTGTATTGAGTGAACGAGAGGATGATTATGAAATTGCCATATAAAGATATATTTGTTGGTACTGAATCTGAAATGATTACCAACCCATTTAGCGGTGAGCAGTGTTTACTGACACCTGAAGCAGTTGCAGTTTATGATACATTAAAAGGTTGTGAGATTTTTGGTGACTATGCTGGACTCCGTGCCGGCTTAAGTTGGTTTCGTGAGTTTTTTCCAAAAGAATATATGATTTTACTTGACTAAGGATATAATATGAATTTATTTGATACAATAGAAAACAACAAAACGATTAAATTGTCCGAATCGAATCGGCAGATTATTGAAGATGCTCTTCTTGCATATAAGAATATATCGGTGTACCAATCAAACAGCGATGAGTATCTTGAAATTCAATCGCTTGAGATTGATGAAATTTTAGAAAAGATTAAGGATTAGTATGAATAAGAATCAATTGGCCTTTGTGAAGGCATGCGAATCAAAATATGGCAGTGAAGCCATTGTAACACGGGAAGATATTGCCAAGATTTGTAATGAATCTGGTGTTGCCATGCCATATTGGTTGGTTACAAAATCTGAATATCGTTATGACCGTGGTCAATACAAAGTGCCAGCAAGTGGCGAGAAAGTTGAACAAGTGAAAGATGAACCGGTTGCCGAAATGGCATATGCACAACCAGCTCAAGTGTTGGAGTTCCGTCAACCAAAATTGGTAGATGATTCTGACCTATCCATTCCTGAGAAATGGGCAGATTATGTCCCATTCGGATTTTATCGTGATATGAAGAATGTTATCAGTAGCAAGGCATTCTATCCTGTATTCGTTACTGGTTTATCAGGCAACGGCAAGACCTTGATGGTCGAACAGGTGTGTGCGGAGTTACAACGAGAATGTATCCGTGTGAATATCTCCGTTGAAACTGATGAGAGCGACCTACTTGGTGGTCCTACATTGGTGAATGGTAATGTGGTCAATCGTGATGGTCCTGTATTGATTGCCATGAAGCGTGGCGCAGTTCTATTGATTGACGAAGTAGACCGTGGTAGCAATAAACTAATGTGCTTACAAGGCATTATGGAAGGCAAACCCCACTACAATAAGAAATCTGGTGAGTTGGTACATCCAAAGGCCGGCTTTAATATTGTGGCTACTGCCAACACCAAAGGTCGTGGTAGTGATGAAGGCAAGTATCTTTCACAGATTCTTGATGATGCCTTCCTTGAACGATTCCCAATTACGGTAGAACAGGAATATCCTGATGCCAAGACTGAGAAGAAAATCTTGTCACCATTGATTGCTGACCAATCGTTTGTTGATAACTTGGTACAATGGGCGGATGTAGTTCGTAAGTCATACGATGAAGGTGCTACCGATGAGATTATCTCCACTCGCCGTTTGGTTCATATTGCCAAGGCATTTGGTATCTTTAAAGACCGTATGAAGGCTATCGAGCTGTGTGTAAACCGCTTCGATACAGAGACCAAACTCGCCTTCCTTGACTTATACAGCAAGGTTGATGCGACAGTAGAGAGTCCTGCCAACACCGCCACCGCTGCGGCCAATGTGGAGGTACCCTTCTAAATGAGTGGTATATTTGTTGTTTTGGTACAACAAACTGGTTGCCATCCAAACCAGAACCTGTATAATGGATGGTGTAGTAGAATGATGAAGTATTAATCCTAAACTAAATTGAAGAAAGAAATATATTATGACATTAACAGTTCGCACCGGCAAAATCAATCGCCACGAGAAAATCACCCAAGTCCTTTTATCAGGCAAACCAGTAACACCACAAGAAATTGCTGATGTGTTTGCTGGCACAGACCAAGAGGCAGTATTGTATCGCCTCTCTACCAACATCTATAACATTCGTAAAGATGGCGGCATCGTAAAAGTAATTAAAGATGGCCGTAAAGTTCAAGCGTATCAATTGGTTAACTTTGACCAGTTCGATGCCAATGGTCGTTACAAAGCGTCCACTCCTGCCAAGGCACCAGTTGCCAAGGCATCTAAGGCAGTAGACCAATCTCAACCTGCTGAAGTAGCAGCGTAATCTATAGGCCACCTTGTGGTGGCCATTCCATTTTTATATTATAGGAATATGTGATGAAACTCGTTTTTAATTTTAATAACCAAGAGATTGTACTTGACAAAAAAATGGCTGAGCATCTGGTTGATATTCAAGATGTACCATTTAAATTTGGTGACACCTCGGTTTGGCCTACACCATTGAGTACAAAGAAAAAGAATAAAGATGAAGTATTGGGTGGACTGAATCATGGCGATGTATCTAAGGCCTTGACAAAAGCAAACTTTCCAAAAGGTGCCAGTCGTGTTGTGGTTGCCAATTCTGAAGGTGCCATTCGGTCAGCAGGTTATCGATATGGTTTCAGTTTGAGTATTGATAAAATCAATGCTGCTGAGTACCGTGTTACCCGTAATCGTTAAGATTAATTTGCCTCTGTATGAGGCATCTCATTGAATCATATTGTAAGCCATGGGTCTTGCAAAGCCTGAGTAACTATCGCAATAGTCTGGTTAATCCGGATAACTCCAGTGAGTGGTAGCAAATAGTGCAGTATGATTCAATGAGATGAAAGGTGAATGATGAAATATCTATTTAAAATTTGGTCGTACAAGTATCGTATCTTTATGTGGTTGATGGTGCTGAGTGGCACCTTTGCTGAGTTAGGTCGTACACAAAGTTATTGGCAGGCCATATTGAATGGTTTTGGCATCTATTGTGTAATGTGGTTAGGTTCTATGGCATCATATGAACATGATATTGCTAAAGCTGAAAAAGAGATGGAAGAATATCGTAAGAACATTGAAAGATTTAAAACAAAATAAATTGAGGAAAGTATAATATGTTTATGTTGATATTGTTTGCCTATGCTGGTGCAATGGCCAATGGTGATTCGGTTGCTTTCACCAATGTTGGTTCATTTCAAAACGAGCAGTCATGTATTGTTGCTGGTGATAAGGCATCTAAGATGTCTATTGGTACAACCAAAGTTATTAAGTATACTTGCGTAAAGGTTTAATATGAGTGATACTGCTGCAGAAATGATTGGTAAACTAATAGTCCATATTGGAGTATTTTTTCTTAATGCTTGGATTGTACAAACAGCATGGAACAATATGGATTTTGGTTCAGGCATTAGTTATTGGCAGGCCGTTGGTTTGTTAATCTTGTGTGATATTCTATTCAAAGATGGTATTCGTGTGAAGGGTAAAACCAATGAGTGAGTTTCAAAAAGTAGAATTAACATTTACAGCAACATTGATGACCAATTATGGTTTAGATTTGGATCGTGATGAGATTTGGGATGCATTGAATGATGCACTTGATTCAATCAACGATAATAAGTTTTTGGTTGGTACAACCGAATTGGTAACCACAGGAGAATACGATAATGAGTGATAGATTTGATTTTGAACAGCAAGTGATGAATTGCTGGAGAGTTACTGATGACCTTAAAGATTTAGCTGAATCAGTAGAAAACAATGATATAAAAACTGATATGATTGTTAATGCTTTGAATGGCATGAATGCAATGTATGAAATCAAATTCAACAAACTATGGGATATGTTTGAATCTGTATTCATGAAATTGGTTCGTGATGAGAAGATGGCAAGAGATGATGCTGATGCCTTGCGTGAACAGTTGATTGCTGAAACCCAAGGTTATGGTGCAGGCAAGAGTTTTCAATCTGGTGCTGGTGCCAGTGTAGATTTTGGCCAGTTTGGCAAACTTGATACAAAATATGGTGCATTAGAAACACAAGGAACTGCTGGTGTTGCCACAATGAAAGCAAATAAAAAGGGTAAGAAATGAATTGGTTAGAACGAATGAATGATTGGTGTGGTGAAATGTTGGACAGAGCGGTTAGGTATGATGATTTAATTACATTTACTATGATGTCAGTAATGTTCGTTGCAGCGATAGCTTGCTTGGTTATCGGTATTTTGGGTGGATTGGGTTACTTAAAATGAAATATATTGCTAAACCATCACTATTCAATAACAAAGGACTCAAAGAGTTTACAGACGCTAAGGATGCAGTCCTATACCTCAACCAGGTTCTGAATGACGACCAGGTAGATCCTTCTCTGGACTATGTGTTTATTGCACCTAAAGCGTCCAAATCACAGTTAAAACACGCTGTGGAGGAGTATATGGGCATTGGTAAGTTGATAATTACATAAATAGGTGTAGGTCGCCAGATTGCAGTCTGCACCTACTCTAACATTGTAAAGGAATGCCAGCATGGTTATATATTCAATTTATAAAGCCACCAACAAAGTCAATAATAAAGTTTACATCGGTTTTGCGGTTAACTTTTCAAGAAGATTGGCCAGTCACAAGAAATTATGTGGTAAAAGAAAAACAAAATTCTATGATGCAATCAATTCTTATGGATGGGACAAATTTGATTGGGAAATAATATATCAATCAAAGGATGGTCAACATTGTTTAAATGTTATGGAAAGATTTTTTATAATTGAATATAACTCAATCAACGAAGGTTACAATATGACTGAAGGTGGTGGAGGTACATTAGGTATTATAAGTGGTTTTAGAGGTAAAAAACATGATACTGAAACTAAGCAAATAATGAGTAGTTTAAGAACTGGTACAAAACACACCAATGAAACAAAACAAAAAATAAGTGAAAGCACAAAAGGTAGAAAAATAACACAAGAAACAAAATTAAAAATGTTGAGAAATAATAACCATAAAATGAAACTAAATGTTACTTGTGGATATTGTGGTAAAAATGGTTCGTATGTAATTATGAACCGTTGGCATGGTGATAAATGTGTTGTTAAAAAGCAACAAAATAAAAATAGTTCTTGACCTGGTTTCCAGGTGTGATATAATGGTTGTATTGAAATTAATTGAGAAGGAAATAAATCATGGGAACACGGTCACTTACTTTTGTATATGAAAAATATGGTCAAGTCCAAAAACCAGTGGTTAATATGTATCGCCAATTCGATGGCTATCCTACGGGACATGGTGCCGAGTTAGCAGAGTTTTTATCAGAAGGCAAAATGGTGAATGGCCTCCGTTTTAATGAAGAAGGCAAATTCTTTAATGGTGCAGGTTGTTTGGCTGCTCAGTTAGTTGCACACTTCAAAAAAGAATCAGGTGGTTTCTATTTGCATCCTACCTCAGTAGAAGATTGTGGTCAAGATTATGAGTACCACATTTATACTGATGGTGAGCAACACTTGAGAATTAAAGTTATGGATTGTGGTTGTAATATGTTTGGTATGACACAAGATGAAACTTATGATCCATTATTTGAAGGCAATCTACAAGAGTTTGCTGAGTTCTGCAAAGTAAAGGAAGAAGCATAATGGATACTATTAACAGAGAAGGACTTATCTTGATGTTAT